GAAGAGTAAACGAGGCATGTATTAATGGCTGCTAAAAAAGGTTTGTATCACAATATAAATAAAAGAAAAAAAGCAGGTACAAGTAGGTCAAAGAAAAAATCTACTATCTCACCTAAAGCGTATGCCAATATGAAAAAAGGGTTTCCTAAAAAGAAAAAATGAAAGTATTTAAAGCAAACGGTCAAGAGTATAAAGGCTCTCACCACAAAATGCCTAATGGACAAATTCATTCAGGTAAAAAACATACTAAAAATAGTAAGCGTTTGTATAAAACTAAAAGAAAATAATGGCAACATACCAAGGTAAATCAGTTAAGTTAAACTCACCTTCTTCTATAGGTAAAGGTGAACCTGGGTATGGTAGAAAAAAATCTAAAGTGTATGTGAGCAAAGGTGGCAAAGTAGTCAAAGTAATGTTTGGAGACCCCAACATGGCTATACGGAAAAATAATCCTGCAGCTCGTAAATCGTTTAGAGCTCGACATAAATGCGACACAGCTACAGATAAAACAACAGCAAGATATTGGTCTTGCAAGGCATGGTAGAAAAAAAACTTTGTTACGCAGGTGGATGTCATAGAGTTTTACCAAAAGGGCGTTCTAAATATTGTAGTGAACGCTGTTCTAATCGTATAGCACAACAAAAGAAACGAGCTAAAAAGGCAGGTGTCGAATGGACACAAGAAGACGATGTATTAGATATACCCTCACAAAAAACTAATGTACAATCTCGTAGAGGTAAAGTATATACAGACATTGTTGAATCAGGTTTAGCTACAGAAATAGATAACAAAAAAAATACTTTATCAGGAGTAGCAGAAATATTAGGGACAACTGTTGCTGCAGTTTCTATGGCGTATGCTGCATACAAAGAGGATGAACAATCTAAAAAAGCATCTGATAAATGGAAGTTACCACAAGTTGCAGAAAAAACATTACAAAATTTTTCTGATTTTAGAGAAAGATATTTTCAAACAGAACAAGGTATAGCATACGAAACACCAGACTTTCATATTAAATGGATTAACTCAATCTTAGAAGCTATAGAGAAAGGTGAACAACAAATGATATTGTCACCACCTCGTCATGGCAAAACAGATTTGCTTATACATTTTGTTATATGGCTTATATGTCAAAACCCTAACATTAGAATTTTATGGGTAGGTGGTAACGAAGACATTTCTAAAAATGCAGTAAACTCAGTTATTGACCAGTTAGAAAATAATGAATTGTTAATAGAAGAAATATGTGGACCTGGACCAAAATTTAAACCAACAAGTCGTACAGGTAAAGCGTGGTCACAAAGTGGTTTTACTGTAGGGACTAGAACCGTTACTGGTATTAAAAGTCCAACTATGGTAGGTATAGGTCGTGGAGGTAAAATTTTATCAAGAGACTGTGACATAATTATTGCAGATGACATTGAGGACCATAGTTCTACAATGCAACCGTCTTCTAGACAAAACACAAGAAACTGGTGGACTACAACATTGTCAAGTCGTAAAGAGGAACACACTGCTATGGTCGTAATTGGTTCAAGGCAACACTATGACGATTTGTATTCACATCTTTTAGAAAACGAATCATGGATAACAACAGTAGAAGAAGCACATGATACTGGTTGTACATTACCAGACTGGGAAGAACAAGAACATAAAAAATGTATGTTATGGAGTTCTAAGAGAACATACAAATGGTTGATGGATAGAAAACGAGCAGCCGAAACAACAGGTGGTAGAGCTATATATGAAATGGTTTATTTGAATGTTGCAATGCCTGACGGTCTTGCATTATTTGATAGAGTAGAAATAGAAGAATGTAGAGACCAGAAGAGAGACATAGGTCATATACCTGCAGGAGTTAGATTAATTGCAGGACTCGACCCTGCGTCTACTGGTTATCAAGCAGCGTTTCTTTGGGGATACGATGCAGAAGCTAATAAACTTTATATGATAGATTCAAATAACTCATTAGGTGGTGGTATACCACAGGCACTAGACATTATAAAAAAATGGTGGAAACAATATAATTGTTCACACTGGGTAATAGAAGAAAACGGTTTCCAAAAAGCAATACGACAAGATATATCTATTAGAGAATTTGCATCTGCACATGGTGTATTCTTAGAAGGACATGAAACTAGAAATCAAAAGTTTGACCAAATTTATGGTGTAACAGCTATGAGACCAATGTTTCAAGAACAAATAATTTCTTTGCCATATCTTAGCTTTGAAGCTCAAGAAAAGGTAAACTTATATACAAGTCAGTTGGTATATTTCAGTTCAGCTAGAAATAAAAGCAAAGCTGTTGGTACAAAAACTGACATAGTAATGGCTAGTTGGTTTCCATTAAAAAGCATTAGGCGTATGCAAAAAGAAAGGTTCGCAGAACTTGGACATGATTATACTCCTAGCTTTTCTGGTTATGATGGTAGTAACATGGATATTGATAATTGGAGATAAATGTTAAATAACGATGAGATTTATAAAAGAATAGATTACCTAAGAAGTATCAACAATGAAGCAGCAGCCGATAGGTCTCGTATTAGAGATATTATGAATGGTGGAGAAGCTGCAGTAACTGCTTTGTTGGGTAGCACTATGGATGTAGAATACCATGAGTTACCTGCTCCTAACTTGTTTTTAACAGCTCTAGAAAGATTTGCACAAAAATTAGGAAGACTACCAGATTTAAAAGTAGATATACTTAATGAAAAAGATTCTGAACGAGCTAGAAAGAAGTCAGAAAAATTAGAAAGAATTGTAACTGCGTATGATGGATTTCAAAAATTACACATGCAACTTCCACAAGTCGGTAGATGGTTACCTGGTTATGGTTTTGTCGTGTGGGTTATTGGACATAAAAAAGATAAAGATGGCAACCCATATCCCTACGCACAATTAAGAGACCCTTTTACTTGTTACCCAGGTATGTTTGGTAATGACCAACAACCTGATGAATTAGCTATTATATCTCGTGTACCTCATGATGAACTTGCTAAACAATACCCAGACGCTAAAAAATATATTTATGCACAAGATGAAGATGCAGAAGTAGATGCGTATTCAGTTTTATTAAACAATAATCAAAGAGGTGGTAGTTGGGCTAATACTACAGGTTATGGAAAAGTAGTAGTTGAGTATATGAACGGTGACGGTACTTATGTGTATCTACCTGAAAATAAAAAAACTATAGACTTTATGCCTAACCCATTAAAATCAGGACCGTGTTTTGTTATTGCTAAAAGATATTCTTTTGACCAAATGCAAAGTCAGTTCCAACACATAACAGGACTTATGGCTAACATGGCAAAAATAAATATTCTTGGAACTATTGCAATGGAAGATGCAGTATTTACAGAAACAAACATTGTTGGAGAAATAGAATCAGGTAAATACCGTAAAGGTAGATTTGCCGTGAACTATTTAGCTCCAGGTTCTCAGGTGTCTAAGCCAGTCAATAATCTACCATACCAATTATTTCAACAAGTAGATAGACTCGAAAGACACCTAAGACTTGGTGCATCTTATCCAGTATCTGATGATGGACAATCTCCTAACAGTTTTGTTACTGGTAGAGGATTAGAAGAGTTAGGACAATCTGCATCATTGCATGTTAGAGAATATCAACAAGTGTTAGGTGAAGCGTTGCAAGAAGTAGATGCTAAACGACTTGAATATGATGATGTTATGTTTGGTGGCACAAGAAAACCTATAGCAGGTATGCACAAAGGTACAGCTTATAAAGAATCTTATACACCACAAACAGATATCAAAGAAATGTACAGAACTAGAAGAGTCTATGGTGTAATGGCAGGGTTTGATGAGCCACAGAAAATAATAACAGGGCTGCAATTAATGCAACAAGGTATTATTGATACTCAAACATTACAAGAAAACATGGACGGTTTAGAAGATATAACAAAAATACAACAGCGTGTTAACAAAGAAAAAGCTGAAACAGTTTTGTTTGAATCATTAATGGCACAGGCAGCACAAGGTAATCCTAAAGCTACTATGGCAGCTATAGAGATTCGTAAAAATCCACAAAACATGACAGATATATTAGATAAATTTTATACACCTGAAGAACCAGAAATGTCACCAGAGGAGATGGCATTGTTACAAGGACAAGCACCACAACAAGCACCAAGTCCACAATTTGGTGGACAAGGTCCAGTTGATATTGGTCAAGTTCTTGGAGCATTGGGTCAAGCTCCTCCACAACAGGAGGCACCTATTGGCTAAGAATACAAGATTTTGGGATATAATAAACCAAGAAGATTGGGATGAGTCATTAAATGACATTCCTATTCGTGACGATGAGTATAGTGGAGATGTACACATAGCTAGTATGTTACTTCCTACACCAATGCCAGGTGTTTGGATTAATTTTACATTAGGATTTGAAGTACACAAACCAGGAGAGGATGAATTATATGGGTAGAAAACCCAAAAATAGTCCATTAGATAAAGCAACTGATTTAACTAGTGGTGGAGCAACAGCAGACCTCGTTGTTCCTGTACAAAAAGAAGGTGACCCTTTAGGTCAAACAAAAGATTTACAAACACAAGTAGATTCTGTAGGTAGTCCTATGAATCCACCACAGGAAACTACAGGCGTTGCATCACAAGCAATACCAAGTCCAATTAATCTTGGTGCAGGTACAAATAGAATGTTAGAACCACAAACTACAGGAGTACCTATAGGTTCTGGGTCTAATGGACCTATGTCAATGCCAACAAATACTTTGCAAAACTTCTTAGTCAATGCAAAAAGAATGACACAAGACCCAATATTTGATGAACTGTTGTCAGAAGATTTTCTTGAAGAGGAAGTGAACGACACTAACGCACAGTCATTCTTAGGTCTGTAATGGCAGATTATAGAGGGATATTTGGTCCTCCTCCTGAACTAGAAGATTTTTTAGCTAAAGAAACAAATGCTAATTTAAACGAACTAGAATTTTTTAAAAACACTGTTACACCAGATGTAGCAGAAAGAGTTGGTAGTCTTTACAACAATTATCCAAGCATGAATCCTAAGTTAGGTATGTATGCAGGAATGATGGGCGTTGACCCAAACAGTCAACTTGCTTTTAATTTAGCTCAAAGAAACCATGATGTTTTTGTAAAACAAAATGTAGAAAAAATAAAAAAAATAAGTAAGTTAAAAAGAGGAACACAACTAGGTTTGTTAATGTTAGATTTAGGTTTTCAACCTGTATCAAGAAATTTCAAATCATCAGTAGTTGCTGCACAAGAAACAGGTGTTAATGCAGCACAAGCAGTAGCTTCTAATACATCGTTAGGTTTATTAGCAGGTGCAGCTTCCTTTATTCCAGGAGTAGATGGTGATAAAGCAGCAGATAGAATGCGTACTAGTATATTTGGCAAACAATTTGCAGACAAATATAAAGAAGCAAAAAACGCTTATGGTCCAACTGAATTTAATCAAGCTGTTGACACATTACGCTCTGGTAAACCATTAAACTTAGGACAAGGTTATTTTCCAGAATCAACTCCTTTAGAAGAAACACAAAAATACAGAGACCTTAGAAGACAAGGTTTATCAGAACAAGATTCTTATAAACAAGCAGAAGCTATATATGGAACACCTATAACACAAAAATTTGAAGAAGCTGAAAATCAATACAAAGCTAATACAAGAATTGCAGGAGAAGTAGATATATCACCTGGTAGATTCGTTGCAGGTCAATTTTTTACAAAAGATGATTTAGGATTTGCAATAGGTTCAACTATATTAGATGGAGCTTTTAGAGTTTTTGCTGACCCTGTAAACCTAGGCATGGGTTACATGAGTGGAGCGAAACTAGGACTACGGTCTTTAGTTACACCTACAGAACAAGCATTATTTAAAACTGGACAGGCATTAGACGAAGCTGCTAAAACATTACCATTACTTCCTAGATTATTTAAAACTGTAGCAGGTGGTAAAACAACATTACCTAATGGAGAAGTAATTGAATTTGGTGCTAAAGAAGCTAGAAGATTACAATTTGGTAGAACTGCAGAAGAAGTATTACAAACTAAAAGAGGTGATAAATTCGTCAATGCAATGGTAGAAGCTAAGGGAGAAGTAGGACTAGCTGTATTAATGGATTTACCACAATTTAAAAATGTAGACCCTAGAATATTACGATTGTTTACTTCTATAGAAAATGCAGAAGATATGAAATCTGTATTAGTGTCATTACTTCGTAAAGGTAACTTAGCTAATATGACAGATGTTATGAAACTACGATATGGTGTAACAGATGAAATTGTACAAGCTTTATCTGCAGGTGGTGCAGAAAGTTTAGCTTTACCAATGAAAGCAAACCTTATTCCAGAAGCAGCTAATGCAATAGCAAGAAAAATTACAGGTGAATATCAAGACATAGCTCCAATAAGAAATGCTGTTTCTAAAGCTAGAGCAGCATTTGACCCTAAAGCAGGTGACGATGTTTTCAATGGTGTGTTAAATACTTTTGGTGAAGTCAGAGCTGCTTTACCTTATAGAATGCGTAAATATTTTGATATGGCACCAAGTAAATATGCTTCTATAAAAAACTTAGGGACCACGGCAAGAAATTTAGACGGCATAATGAAATCAGGTAGATTAACTCTAGAACAAAGAGGTACATATCTTAAAAGAGCAATGGACGCAGAAAGCCAAGAAGATATTGCAGAGACCATAAGAGATTTGTATCAAGATGTAGTTCCTGAAATACAAAAACAAAATCCTAATTTAGAAATAGATGATATAAAAGATGTTATGTCATTTCTTGCTGATGAATCTACCAGTGTAAAATCTTACTTTGTTACAGAAAAAGGTGAACCTATGGCATTTCCTGGAACAAAATTTAAAGCAATTATTGATAAACAAGGTAAAACAGTATTTGAAGCTACACCAACAGCACAAATGATTTCTGAAATGGTAGACAACTATATTATTTTAATTGATTATCAAGAATTAGAAAAAGCATTTCCTGTGCTAAGAAAAATTATAGGTTCTAGAGATAGTCAAATTCGTAAATATGCAGAATTAGAAACATTAGATGTAACAGAAAAAATGTTAAAAAGATTAGGTATGAGAAAAACAGGATTTAAAACTGACCCTAGAACAGGNAAACCTTCTATTGGTGGTGGTGGTAAAGGTGCAACAATGGATATGATATATCAAGATTATTTAATGCAAAGAGTTNTAAAACCCGTATGGATGTTAAGAGGTGCTNTAACAACAAGAGTNTCACCAGANGAAATGTTACGCATTATAGCTAGTGGTTCTCGTGTTGGTTTAAATCATCCATTTCATTATTATGCTATGAAATACGCAGCAGGTGATGTTGTAGAATTACAAAATCCAACTGGTGATGTACTTTGGAGTACAAGACTATTAAAAAAAGAACAAGATTTAGCTGAAGAAATCTTTGGTTCTGATTTTGTACAAGCTGCAAAAGCTGATTATAGAGCTGTAGAAAAAATAATTAAAAATACAAAAATTGGTGTAAACAACGAAGCTATGGCTAGTGATGATTTTGTATCTTGGGTTTTAAAAAATAAAGAAGACGGTAGAGATTTTATATTTAGTTCATACGAAGATTTAAATATAAAACCTTTAACAAGTAATAAAGGAAAAATTGTTTTAGATACTGCAGGAGAATTAATATCTATTAACAAACAAGGTGGTTCTTTTAACATAAATACAGGTGCTTTACAGCAAGATGTATTTTCTAGCGTAAGTCCTTATGGTAAATTAACAGAATCTATTAGTGAAGATGTTTTACAAACAATACAAAAAGAAGGTAATCTATCCGAACAACAAGCTATACAATTTCTAGTTGATGAATTTTTAGACCCTAATACAACTTTAGGTGTAGAAAGATTACAGTATTTAAGAAAAGAAAATCATTCACTTGGGTGGAAATTAGAAAATAATGCTATACAGTTTGATGTATCTGTATCTATACCTCAACTAACAGATGCTGCTTCTGTAAAAGATATAGAAAAAGCATTAGTAGCAACAGCTATGTTAGGTATTAAAGGTATGCAAAAAGATGCTTTTCTTTCTAAAGAAGCATTGCAGTTAATAGGAAGAAAAACATTTATTGAGTCTGATGAATTGCAATATTGGAAACAAGCTATTGATGAAGTTTTAGACCCAATGAGTGGAGATTATCAAATGGGATTCTTAAAATTTATGAATCCAGATTCACCTAAATTTGCTAAAAATCCTAATAGAAGAGTTGATATTGATGATGTTGTCCCACAAAAAATATTAAATGCTTTGTACGACACTAATTTTAATGTTGCAAAAGCTATTAGAAGAAAGAAAAAAGGTATTGGTAACGCTGCACCTAATGGTAGTTGGCTACCTATGGATGAAAATTATTTAGCTGCTATGGCATCTAAGGCAATGCAAAACTTTCTACAACCAGAATTCCAAAATCAATATAAAGGTGTGTATAAGCAATATGACAAAATTGTTAACGGAGTAGTAGACGAATCTTGGAAAAGAGGTACGACACATCAATTTATGTTAATGTTTAAAAATCCTGTATCTATAAAACTAGCTAATGATGGTTTAGAGGAAACACTAAGATATTTATTATATAATCCTGAAGGGCAACTTATGCTTAAAAACAGTATTGAGCTTGGTGATGTTCGTGGAGCTAAGGCTAAAGCAAAATTAAAAGACCCTATACAATTAAGAAACAATTTAGAAGCTCTAGGGTACAGGATGGCAAGACTAATAGGTGGAGAACATTCTATTAAAGACCCTTTAACAGGTGTAGTTAAAAATGAAGAATGGGCAAAAGAAATTAGGTTTTTACAAGGTGGTGTTGAGATGTATCCGTTGTATGAATTTGATTTAAATACAGGTTCTAAAATGGGTCAAAGACTTTTAAGAAGTGGTGGTTTTTACAATGGTAAAGATTATTTAGAATATTGGCAACAAGCTGTGTCTGGCAAAGCAGCACAAGTTAAATATGGTGCATTAGCACAGTCATCAAGATTAAAAAAATTCTACAAAGATTTTTATGATTTAATACAACCTGATATAGATATTTTGCCAAACAAAATAAGTGGTTCATACACATTTCTAGATGACATAGCAGATTATTCAACCAGTCAAAAAGGTATAGAACTTGCTGTAAGTAAACTTGATAAATTTTTAGAAGGAGGATATACAACATTTTTAACTGGTCCTTCTGACTATTTAAACAGGGACCCATTGTGGAGATTTAGTTTATACGAACATGGTTTAGAAGTACTAGGTTTATTTGATGAAACTACAGCAGCTAAATGGATACGAGGTTCCGAAAAACAATTAAGAGGTTCAAAATTTGGAGAAAAAATTATTGCTGAATATAGAGCTAAATTTAAACAGTTTCAACAAACAGGTTTTGCTGATGAAATAACAGATATGGACCAGGCTATGGGAATACTTAGCAAAAAAGCAATGAACTCAGTTATAGATTTATTGTATTCTACATCGCAAAGACATGTATTTTCAGATATGCTTTCAAGTTATGTTCCATTTCCAGAAATAGGTGCAGAAGTTTGGAAAACATGGGGTGGACTACTAGGTTCTGTTCCACAAAAATTTAATAAAACAAGAGTAGCTTTTGATGCTGCAGAAGAGGGTAAACCTTACGACACATCAATGGGATATACTTTTAGAGACCCAGTAACTGGTAAAATGATGTTTAGCTATCCAGACCCATTAGGGGTATTTCAAAAAGGATTTTTTGGAGAAGATATGTCAGACCAAGGTATAAGAGTAAGACCTGCAGGTTTTTTAGGTGCATTAAACTTAGTGACTGCTAATGGATTGTTACCTAGTGTTGGTCCTAAAGTAACTTGGNCCTTAGAGTTTTTTGATAGAGTTATTACAAGTTTACCGTATGCTGTAGAAAAATTATTTCTTGGAGACTTTAGAACAGACATAGCAGACCCTGAAGAGTTTATGTTACAGTTTATACAACCTTCACTACAAAAGTTTTTTACACAAGAAAGATTAGGAGCTAATAGTACAGATAAATATGACGAACAATACAACTCATCTATTATAGATACTTTAGCTGTAATGTATGCTAAAGGTTTAATAGACCCACTAGACCCTGCAAAAGCAGATGCAGAGTTTGATAAATTTGCTGAAGCTGCTAATAATCAATGGTTAATAAGAGGTTTAGTACAATGGTCTGCACCTACAGGAGTGCAACCAAGAATAGAATTAGAAGACAAAAATGGTAACTGGTGGTTTGTACAAACTTTAACACAAGAATATGACAGAATTTTAGTAGAAAACAACTATGATTATCAAATTACAACAGAAGATTTTATAGATAGATTTGGTATAAATCCAATTCCATTAAAGTTAGGTAAGAAAAAACCTGGTCTTAAAACACCATTTACAGAAAGTGCAGTCGAATATTGGACACAACCTGAAAACAGAGAAGTATTAGAAAGTCATCCACGAACAGCGTATTTCACAAGACCTGACACAATAGATGACAAGTGGGTATGGGCAGATGACTTTAATGCAGCAAGAGACTATTACGATGCAGAAGATTGGGATTTACTTGCTAGACAAACACTTATAGAAAGAGAATTAAAAAACAAGAAAGAAGAACTACAAGAAATTGCTGATAGAAGCGATACTGATAGTTATACAGATACATGGGTAAATGCTAATTATGCTTTAGAAAGAAGAAAATTAGAAGACAAAAGTGGTATTCCTGCTTTTGGTCCATTAGGTATTGGTGAAATAAGGGCTGACCCTAAACTAACTATTATGGAATTGTACACATGGGAAGATGATGAAAGATTAAAAAACTCTCCTGAGTATGCACCTTTAGCAATATATTTATCTGAAAGAGATAAAGCAGAAGAGGTATTATTAAATGGTGGCGAATGGCGTGGTGGTAAGTTTGAACCAAAGACTCCTACAATATATCCAATAGATAGCACTAGTGAAAGAGCTGCATGGGTAAGAGACCAATTAAAAGAAATAGGTATAGGTCTTATAGAAGAGTATGGAGATACATATTGGAATCAGTTGTTTTATGGTACACTTTACAGTGAAGTCGACAATACAAGGAAATAAATAATGGCAATCGAAGGTTACAATCCAGACGAAAAATCACAGTATATAACTAGTATATTTAATAACCCAAGCGTTTATGCGTTAGGCAAAGAAGAAGGTAATAACCCATTGTCTGTTGGTTTAGCTAGAGAATATAATATAGAAAAAAGTTATTCTATTTCTAATTTAATTAATAGTGATTTGTTAGCTCAACTACCTAGTTTACGAAGTCTAAAAGAATACAAAGATGCACAAGAAACAGATTTGCTAAAACTCAATTCTTTAATTACACAATTAGATAGTGATTTAAAAGGTCTTAAAGGAGATATACAATTCGGAGAAGACATAGTTGCTTTNTCTGGTCAAGTTGAAAAAGATGCAAAACTATTTGGTGATGATGTATTTGAAAATATAGACATGATAAGAGCTGAAAGTCTTTCGATNTTGCAAAGTAATTTAAATCAAGAATCTGAAGACTACTTTGCACAGGCAACTCCAGGTGGAGAGNCTACATACGCATGGGATGATACTAGTACAAAAGCGACTACTTCTAATGTGTTAACCCTTGGTGGTAACTATTACAGTAACGATGGTTTTTATGCTGATAGAAATGGTGTCAAGTTAGAAGGAGATACTAGAGCACCTTATTTAAGAAACGATGGTACTAGATTGTTTCAAAACCGTAATGATATATTTGAAATACAACAACAAATTATGTTAGCAGGAGGACCTGCACCCAAGCGTATAGGCTTTTGGGATGAAGGTTTAGCAAGTTATATGGAAAATGTTTTAGCTTATGCTAATGATTCTAGAAGTTGGGAGTTAGATTTTGCTAATGGTTATTCAGATGTAGGACAACAATGGCGTTCAGCTTTAGGAGAATATCAAAGACAATATGAATCTGGTACACAGTTAGCAGAAGTTTTGCAAGTTGCAGGATACAACACATTAACAAAACCAGGTCCAACAGAAAAAGAAATTAAAGATTCTTTAGATGCTTTATATTCTAATTATGGTTTGACTCCAACAGCGACTATGTATAAAAAAGATGGAGAGTTTTTACGAGGTATTTCAATGGAAGCAGCAGCTAGAGAAGAACAAGTTGCTAGTGGTGGTAACTATTTAAAAGAATTAATACTAGGCACTAAAGCATTTGACGAAATTCCTGGAGAAAATGATGAAGGTTTTATAGAATATCAAAAAGCGAAAGCTGATGGTAGGGTGTATGAAGATTCTAATGGTGTATACATAGTACCTCCAGTACAGCAAATACAAGAACAAGTAGGTTATAAAGAACCTATGGATGTTACAGGAACAACTGCAAAATATTTAGAAGATAGATATTCTAAAAGAATTGGTTCTGTAGAAGATAGAAGTGTTGCTAGAGAAAACGCAGCATTGTTTACAAATAATTATATTAGTTTGGCAAGAACAGGCTTTTCTTCATAATGGAACCTGAAGCATATACAACGCAAGAAGTTATAGAAGCATTACGAGCAGTAGGTATTACAGAAGAAGTTATAGAATATGTTGTACCTATATTAGGTTTTGAATCAAGAGTCAATGGAGTACCGTTTACTAGAAATGCTAAAGATGAATTATCAAATTCGTGGGGTGTTGTACAAGCACATATAGATAAAGAAGCTATGGCTCCTGCTGTTTATCAAGCAATGGTAGAACTAGGTGTAAAGATACCAAGAGTATCATTAGCACAAAACACACAGCTTACAACAAATGTACATCCAGAAGGAAAAAAAGATTTACGATATTTTACACCAAGTCAATTAACAGTTGTAGAAAACTGGTTTGAAGAAACAGCTTCATTAGATGACCAAGCGTTAGTTTTTAAAAAAATGCTTGAACAAAAAATACAGGAAAAAAGCTATAGTGAGATAGATGCTATAAATGACTTGTATCCATTTACTGTAAGTAGATTTGGTGATTTAGAAAATGCAGATGCACAAGCATTAAAAAAACAAATAGAGGACGAAATGAAAATGGAACAACCACCAGTAACTACAACTACAACTGTACCTGAACAAGATGCAGATAGAGGCGTACCTATACCGTCTGCAACTCCAAGTGGTAAAGTAATTGACCAAGACACAGGAAAATATACTGGTGAACAAATACTTCCACATTCTGGAAGAGTAGTAACAGGTCAATACGCTAATAAATATCTAAAACAATTAGATAAAATAACAAGATTTGAACCAAGACCACAAACACAGGCTAATAAAAGCCCAGTAGACAAAGGTAATGAGTTTTTTTCTAATCAACCAGTAGGACCAGTAACAAAGAAGATAAGAAGTAAGGTTAAAGAAATAGACGGACAAGCACAAGATTTAGTATCAAATGCTATATCTTTTTTAAGAGGAGACTAAATGATTGAAGTACCACAAGAACTATTAGACAACCCAGACAATTTATCAGAAGTTGAAATAAACAAAAAAGCAGTTGCTTTAGGAATTAATATACTTGATTTATTTAAAGCACAACAAAAAAGAAAACAAAAAATTAGCAAAGAACGACTCCAGCAAACAATGAAGTCGCTACAAAATGACTAATGGACCAACCAGAATCATTTGTTAGGTATCAAAAAGCATTAAGTGAGTTTTTTAACGACATAAACTCAGATATTGTAGAACTTAGAAAGTCTATAATTAGTCTTATGTTACAAAACCCTGTAAGTCATGCAGCAGCAGAACAGGTAATATTTAATCATATAGAAAACAAATTGAAAAGATTGGATGATGCAAGTGTGAAAACAGCAGTTAAAACTTTTCTTACTAAATTAAAAGATATATCACCTGTGAATGCCGATTGGATTTCACCAGATTTGGGTTACATGTGGGATTTAGAATTATGGGATTATGGAGAAATTTTGTATAACGATATTGAAAATGTTATACAACAAATAAAAATACCAATAGGTGAAATAGAAGCAGACACACTTAGAATAGCAATACCAGAGAGTGTAACTACTAGACACGAATTAATTTATGTACCAAAACTTATAGAAATCTGGGGAGAAACAGGTGGTGACATAGAGGAACATTTTGCAGGTAGTCAAGCTCTTGATGCTAATGCACCTTACAGTGCCACAGCTCCTGCAGGATACATTGATAGTATAGAAAAAAGATTAATAGTACATAACGATTTTAAAGATTACATAGCAAATGGTATAAAACAATATGTAAATGGGACAATGTCATTTTCTCTTAGTACAGAAGTAGATTTACACCATACGAATTATGCACTGGGAAGTACAATGGAAACAGCTCAATATTATCAGGAATGGTTAAGAGGTCAGCCAATGGATGTAAAACAAAAAGCATTTAATATATTTGGTTTTCCTATTGAACCATATAAAGGTATGACAGATGCAAACAAAAGTATTGATGTCGAAGATGTAAACAGATTTGTAAACAATCAGGATATAATAAATGAAACTTTTACTGGTGAATTACAAGCTAAATTAGGTATATTTATTGACTCAGAATTAAATATTGATACACCTTATATGCAACAAAATAGTGGTAGAACCATGCTTACTCCTGATGAATTTATCAGTCAATTTTTAAGTTATTCAATAGAAGAATTTGGTACAGATGAAGCATTCGATAATATAAATGCAGACAATTTATTATTTGATACATCAAAATATACAACTAATGATTTTAATACTTACATAAACAAAAAATATGCAAACATGTTAGATACATTTGCATTAGTAGAAAATGGTTTAGGTAGTGCAATACTAGAGGAATTGTATGTTAGAAATCCAGGTAATGGATTAGGTTCACAGATAATGCAAGAACTTGTAGATTGGGCTGATACAAATAACATTGAGTTGCAGTTAGATACAAGAAATTTTGATTCTGGTCTTTCTTCAGATGCAAGAAACAAAGAAAAACTACGAGATTTTTACAGAGGATTTGGTTTTGAATTATCTCCATTAGGAGATGATGGTCTGACATACGATAGTCCAGAAACAGGTAGACAAAGAGAGATGGTAAGAAAGAGCCCAAGTCGCAGCTTGAAATTTAGAAATGAATCACCATTAAATTTTGATAATCCACAAAGACAAGATTTTATAAAACTAGATAGTTATACGGATGTAGACATTGTTGTTAAAGACCCTGGTGGGTTACATGCTAGACCTTCTGCATTGTTGGTTAAAACATTAGAAGGTACAGGTGCATTAGTTACAAATTCAAAAGGTGTCATAGTACCTATGAATAATATTTCTTTATTAACATTAGGTAAACAACAAGGTGATACATTTACAATTAAATTACCATTAGAAACTCCAGATATAGAAGACCTTATAAACAAAGTAGATGGTTTAGAATATACACCAAAACCTACAACAACAATTACCACAGCTGAACAACTTAATATTGACCCAGATGCACTTAGCAAAGTAGAAGATTTCTCTAATAAATTTCCTGAAACAGCTAAAGCTATTTATAATTCTTCTAAAGCTGCAGTAGGTAAAGTTCTTAATGCAGCACAAATATTTGACCCAGGAGACATTGTAATAGTTCAATCAATACAAAAACTTTTACCTAGATTAGGTGCAGCAGCAATAGCAGCACCTGCATTAATAGGTTATATTTTTTATGAGTTAACTGTATTAGCTGCAGATGTAACAACAGCTTTAGGTACAGCTAGTCGAAAACAAGATATTGGACAACAAGCACCTGCATTGTCATTTACTGGTGGTAAGACATTAGACGGGGAAGATGTTAATTATCAACCTACTGATTGGAAACAATTCGGTTCTGATACTTGGGAAGAGTTTGGTGAAGTTTCAGATACCTACTCAATCTCATGGAAATTATCAGAACCTATGATAAACTGGGCTTTTGATAAAGTAAGTAACTATAATGGAGACCAATAATGGCATTTTTTGAACCTGAATATACGCAACCTGATGACTTAATACAAGTTGATGGTAATTATTATGGCGTGTTTAATATACAAGGTGATGACTTTGATATGCCAGTATTAGTTTTTGTAGATGATACTAACGCTTTATTAACAAATGTTAACCCATCATTTGTAGGAACTAAAGAACAATGGGAAGATGCAAACAATAGATTGTTTGTAAATGTTATGGACTATTCACAAATAAAAAACCCAGGTTCTCAAACATGGGATGAGTTAGAAACAGCATTAGAAAGAAACCTAGAGAGAACAGCACAAAAATTAGGTAACTGGGTATACGATGAAGAAATATTAGAACTTTACACTTTATCTGCTTTAACAGGACAACCAGTTACACAAACAGATTTAGAAAGTACAAATTATTTTTTAACAACAACACCACAAGAAAGAAGTTGGATAAGACTACAGACAGTTGCACCAGACGAAGCAACACAATTATTAGAAGATAATAAAGCTAGTTTTAATACATTCTTATTTTCACAAGGTGTCGCAGGTATGGGTATTGATGGGTTATCTAATTCATTGTCTTCTGCAGTTTCAAGTGGACAAATTAAAAGTGCAGAAGCTACAAACATAATTAGATTATTAAGTGACCCAGTATATAGACAAATTTCTGGTGGAGATGATGTTATACCTGATAACTACAAAAGTTTTTTAGGAGAAATAGAATCAACTAGAGCAGGAGAATTATCTGCAGAAGGACTTGTATCTGAATACATGGGTGCACAAGCATTGCAAGGATTTAGAGATTCTGGTTTACTAGATAAGTATGCAGGTATGTTACGGTTAGATGCTGCTAGTGACTCTAATATATTACAAAATCAAATAATAACAGAGCTTAAAACAGCTCATGATAAAATGTTTCCTCATTTTGNAGGTTCNAAACATGCCGTTTGGTCTGCACCCTTTCATTCTTTTTTTACAGAAATTACAAAGATAAGTCCAGGAGGACCTGAAAAATCTTATATAGATAATTTAGCTAGGGATTTTCAAGGTGATTACACAGCAATAGGTAAAAAGATAAGAGGAGACTATATTGATTCTCCTGGTGTTAAAGGTGATATGATAAGTAATATGGGTAGACAGTTTGAACAAGACTTGTCTGCTGCGTATTAGTTAGGAGATAGTATGGAGTGGTGGCAACAATTAGGTTTTAGTAGCGAAGAAGAAGCTATTGCTAGAGGAGAATCCGAAGAAGTATTTAATAGAACAAGAAAACCTGAAACTCGTTCACAAATAGAAATAGAAAACGCAAGGATTAACGATAGAATTGCAAGTAACAGAAGTAACAATGCTCCTGCAATAGTCGCACCAAACATCGCAAACGAAATTACAAGATACATTATTGTACAAGGAGCAGGTGGTAGATACGAAGCAAAAGCAGACCCAGGTGGAACATATACAGACGCAACAGTTAATGCAGAAGTTTCTAGGTTAAATGCACAAAGAGATGCAAGTTTAGTAACTAAAGACGAAAGTTCCCCTAAAAATGTTTATAACCCACCTATAGCTAGTGACATAATACCTAATGCACCAGACCCTATCACAATAGAAAAAGGTTTGACTGCTAGAGAAGAAGCTAAATTAAGATTTCCATATTTAGATGACAGACTTATAGATATCTATGTTAAGTCTTATGTCGATACTGGTGATAGCGAACTTGCTATATTATCAATGCGTAGTGACCCTATGATGGAAACAGTGTATGGTGGTATAACTAAAGCTGATGGTACATTAAGAATGACCGAACAAGAATACATAGTAGTAAAAGAATTTATGCAACTGCAATTAAGAAATTTTAATTTAAACCCTACTGTTTTTGAGGAAGATGTAGTTCAAGCTATTAGTGGTGATGTATCTGCACAAGAATTTAGTGATAGACTTTCTGCAGGATATGAAGGTATTGTCAATAACATACCACAAGTAAAAGAGATATATCTAAGAGAATTTAATTTAGATTTAAATGAAGAATCTATATTTGGTATGTTTATATCTCCACAACTTTCTACTAAAGTTTTAGAAAATCAAATTAGAAGTAGCCAGATATTAGCAGAAGCAGAAACTGCTATGGGTTCTAACGCATTAACTACAGCAACAGCACAAAGTTTTGCAAGACAAGGGCTCACACAAACTAGAGCTAGAGAAGCACTACAAGCTGCTTCAGTCTCTTTAGGTAATATAAATCTTGCTGCTACACAACAAAACAGAGAAAATATTGGAGTATCAGAATTTGTACAAGCACAAGCATTAGGTGATGCACAATACCAACAACAGTTAGGTAGAATTACTCAACAGTTGCTATCTGAATCATCGGTATCAGCAGGAGCACAACAACTCAGAACAGGTGAAGTAGTAGGTCTCGTAGAAGGCTAATCAATACTTGTTTAAACCACTTGCACATTTAATAACTATGGTATAATAATTATGACCCTATCACTGGTCTGGGGGTAAAACTTGACTAGGAAAATTGTAATCGGTCTTGATGCCTACTGACAAGACCTGTCAAATAAAAACAGTAGTGATACGAAAACCCAGTGGTTACTCATACACCACTTGCAAAAACCTGTATGAAGAAAGACAAGTGAATAATGACAGATGAGAACAGCTCACAAGCTAACACAGGCGACAAGAACTGGAAAGAAATTCGTGAACAAAACGAGTTTTTAAAAGGAAAAGTTGCAGAGTACGAAGCTAAAGAAAGAACGCAAGTTTTTGAATTAGCAGGTCTAGACACTACAAAAGGTGTTGGCAAGGCAGTAGAGATGATGTTTGAAGGCGAACTAAGTGTCGATAACATTAAGCAATATGCTACCGAAGAATTTGGTGTAGAGTTTGGGCAACAAGACGGATTACAACAAAATGTTGAAGTTCAACAACAAGTTGAAGCTAGTCAAAATAAGCTCGACAATATACAAAGAAGTTCAGTAGTAGACAACTACAACACAGATGCAGTTGCACAGCTTAATGAAATTGTAAACAAAGGAACCGTCAAACAATCTATAGCTGCTAAGTTATACGCACAAGAAGAAGAAAAAAAGAACAACTAAGTAGCTTTTACTTCTTCAAAAAATTTAAGTATTAGATAATAACTAGGAGAAGATTAATTATGGGAGCAATATCCCTAACAAACAGTAGCATTTATGCTCAAAATATTAATAACTTTACTGGTGAATTGTTTAAAGTT